CGCTACGGTTGAGTCGGGGAGAGAGCGGGGAGGTTACAATGGTCTTATCGGCAGAACTCCGTGGCTTCCTGGGATGGAAGACACGGAGCTTTGTGATGCCGATCCATTGGGCGAAACCTCCATTCTCTTCAATGTACTCGAGCGTAGACTGGGCAGTGGTAGTGGCGCGAGGTATTTGTCTGACGACGAGAAGATCGCCGAGGTTGATGCCCTGTACGCAACAGGGCACATCCTCTCTTCCTCGGTAGGTCGTCGGGTAGTACATCGCGCAACAGCTATCACTGAGCTCGGGATGAAGGCAAGAATCATTACCGTTCCTCCTGCAAGTCTGTTTGCCAGAGGTGACCTTGTAAGACAGGTCCTCTGGCCCGCTATGTTGTCTAAGATTCCTCAGATCCTTCCGTACGCTCCTCATACGGAAGATGGAATTCTTCGTAGACTTAGTAACGGACTGGGTGCAAATCATATCTTCCTTTCGGCAGATCTGACTTGTGCAACCGATGGGTTCGGACACGATGCGATTACGGCCGTCATTGACGGTATTCAGTCTGCTGGGCTTCCAAGCTGGCTTTGTACTGAACTCCGAGAGTCTCTCGGAGTAGGTCGTAATCCGCACTATGTGTCTTATGAACTCACTGCGTTGAGTCCCAGTGAACAGGATTATTGCAGAAAACACTATGTCGTTGTTGATAATAGGGTGGAAGTACCTAAGTCTCGCGGTTCCCTTATGGGAACACCTTGTTCGTTCGCGATACTTAGTCTCCTTAACCACTGGATGAGTGAGAATCTCGGTCACAGACGAATCATCTGCGGAGATGATTTGGCTGCACTGACTCATCCCGACAATGTGTCTTTCTACGCTGTAAGGGCTGCAGACGTAGGAAGCAAACTCCACGAGGGAAAGTCTTATCAATCCCGTATAGGTTTCGTGTTCTGCGAAGCTTACGCTCTTCTGAACCGGGAGGGTGATGGGATCGAGGCCTTTCGGCCTCCGTCCCTCAAGGAGTTTGTTCGGAACGGTAATGGCGTCATGAGTCAATCCGGGGTAGACCCATCCTCGTTCAACCGACTTGCACGCTGTGCACGTACAATATACCGCACTCAGCGAAAGGTTGCAACGAG